TGAGACCGTTCTCACGGAAGCCCTTTGCCTGGCGGCCGCCGATCCATTGACGCATCACCGGAGCCATGCCGAGCCACTTGTAAGTCTCTGATCCCTGATCAGACTGGAAGAGCATGGAGAGTTTATCGATCCACCAGGCCCCCGGGTTCTGTTCAAGGCGCTTGTAAAATGTGCCTATAATCGCACGGGATGATAATGTAAATGCACCCATGTTTGTATCCTCCTACTGTCCCAGTCTTCGAAGCAGGTAATTAACCTTCTCCGAAAGACTTGCAAAGTTATTATTCAGGGTTGCCTGGCTGAAAGATGCACCCACATCGGCAACAGCATCACCGGCTGTTCCAGCCGACACGGTCATTTCCGCCTCAACCCCCTCGTTGGCATTAAAGGCCACAATCCCCACACCGGAAGATTCATACCTGCATACATACCCGATACGGGTGTTGCTGCCCTTGGTAAGCGTGAAAGTGTCATCATCGCTGGCATATACATCCTTGCCCACGTCATCAATAGAAAGCCCGGAGATAGGAAGAACGATCTTCCCGGTCTCTTTGACCCGGATATTTTTATCGCCCGCAACACCGTCATGGTTATCAGAGTTTCGTTCTGCAAAGCCCCGGAAAGCATCACCGGCTTCCAGTGGTCTTGCATACCCGCTGCCATTATCACCGACGGCAGCTCCCTCATAAATAACATCAGCGGCAATCATGGGATACTCGTTGACGTTACCAAGTTCATAATCACGAATCTTATCTGCAATTAAGGTACCCATAGTCTACCCCCTCTTGATCCTGATGTTTTTCTCGTTCTTGAGAAAAGCAAGGTAGGCATCGAAGTCATCGGCAAACTCATCTCGAAGTTTTGCTGACTTCTCCCATTCAGTCTTTGCCTTTTCTCCAATGGGACGATTGTCACTGCTGCCGGAAGGGGAACCATCACCGGGTTCCGGGGAATCGACGTGCACATCTTTTCCGTCTTCTTCCAGATCATTCAGTTTATCTTCACGCTTCTTCTTCTCTGCTGAGATGATAAGTGTCGCGGCCTTCTCACCGGAAGTTTCCCCGTCAAACATCACCTTTTCAATCAGAGCCTCATGGCCCGGGATCAGCTGACTCTTTACAGCCTGGATCCTGGTCCGTTCTCCTTCCGCACCCTGTTTTGTTGCCTCGGCCAGCTGCTCATCTGAGACGGCGCCTGCCGCTTTTCCCAGGTCAAATACTTCCTGGTAGGTTTCAGGATACTTTGCCTTAAATTCTGCTGCGGTGAGTTTCATAAACCCAGCCTCCTTTTGTCCTGTTGTTGCTGTTTCTGCTTTCGTGTCGGCACCGCGACTGTGAGCAAAAACTTCACTGCTGTGAGAATTCTCTGAAATATTTATGAGCTGCTCAAAGGTTGAAACACCGTCAACCAGACCAGCTTCAATTGCCTGCTGTCCGATAAAGATTTTCCCCTCGGCCATATCGTTTAAAACCGTCTCGGGTTTCTCTCCCCGGAAGGTCGCCACATCATTGATGAAAATTGTGTAAAGGAAGTTTACCTGGTCCTGAAGATATTCCTTCTCCTCGGCTCCCAGGGGCTTGTTGCTCGAATAGGCTGCCTTATATTTGCCTGCCTTGATTTCTGTTACCTTGATGCCGAGGTATTTATCCATTTCGCTGTATTCAACATGGGTTGAGATAACCCCGATGGATCCGACCTCTGCTGTGTCTCCGGATATAATGACCTTGTCTGCAGCAGATCCGATCCAGTAAGCGGCACTTGCCATAAGACCGTCAGTAAAGGCGATGATCTCTTTTTCTCCCCGGGCCTGGTACACTGCCCGGGCTGCTTCCTGGGTACCGTCAACGGTTCCGCCGGGAGAATCGATGTGGAGAATTATCTTTGAGACATCGCTGTCTTTCTGAGCTTCTGCGATTGCCTTTTTAATTTCCAGTGTAGATGTCCCGCCATAGAAGACCCGGGAGAAGGCGCTGGATTCTTTTGAAATAACCCCATGGATAGGAATAATGGCCGCACCGTTTTTGACTTCATAGCCTTTCTCTCCTTGACTCTTCGGTTCGAAGGAAAGAATCTTGGTTTCGATTTCTTTCAGATCGAGTTTCTCTCCCTGGTGATGGGCATCGAGGATGTATGATATGCTCATCAATTTACGGGGATGAATTGCCAGGGGACTGCTTAAAATATCCATCAGTTTCATTCTTCTGCTCCTAGTGATTCGAGTTCTTTCTCAAAGACTTCTTCTTTGCGGATCTGGGTCTTCAGGTCGTTCCAGTCATCACCGGAATATTCCAGAGCTTCACGCCGCCTGGTTGATATCCGCAGGGACTTAACCCGCTTCTCTGCGGCGACTAGTTCTTTTACCGGATCAAGGTGTCCGGGAGCCGGACCGATCCATTGAGATCCCAGGAAAGCCTTTCGTATCAGGTGGTCATCAAAGAATCCCGGGGCGTATAATCTACCACTGGCAATCGCTTCCCACATCCAGATCTCATAAACCGGTTTGCAGAGATTTGCAGCCAGCCAGCTTCTACGGGCCCGGAAGAACCGCCAGGCATCCAGGAAGGCCGCTTTTGATGCGGAGAAGGAAGACTGGTAACATTTCATGACGATTTCATAGGGGAGCTCCAGCCCGATAGCAACCTGCTTCAGGATGGAAGATACAAAGGGGTCAAAGGCGGTATTGGGCCTTCCCGGATTTGCTGATTCAACTTTTTCATTTTCAGCCAGATCTATGATTGCCCCATACCCCAGCTTTGTTTCTGATTCCTTGTCAGATGAACTTCCCCCGGGAGACAAGTCAGTCTCATTACCCATGCCGGAGTCCCCATCTTCTGAGGTGATAAATACGGTATACATGCCTGCCACAATAGCTGCCATGAGCTCGGCTTCCGTGTAGCGATCAAGCTGTTTCAAGGGTTCCATAACAGGTGTGAGGTAAGGAATCCCACGGGTCTGTCCTGGCCGCAGCTGCTTGAAAAGGTGCAGCACATTGGGAAGACCGGTTTTATTTCCGAAGGCCGGAATCTCATCCCACTCCATGCTTCGAGCATGATCATGTAGGCTGCCCGGGTGTCCTTTGGTGATATGGTACCCTACCGGGGCCCCATACTGATCCTTGACCACACCGTCAAAGATGCGTTTCCCGCCTTCCTTATACGAGCCATTGGGAGTATTATCTTTATTACAGATCCGGTCTGCTTCGACCATCTGCAGCTTTAACTTATACGGGGATCCTTTTCGCTCCATACGGGGAGTCAAAATAGCAACATCCCCGTTGACCAGGACCTGGCGAAGAGCCAGCTCCTGCTTTTCATAAAAGTTCTGGATGCGCTCGATGTCGCATTCCTTTGATGAGGCAAAGAGATCAAACTCACGTTCAGCCTGTTCTTCCCACCGGTCTGCCTCAGCATCAGTCATGCCGATTTTTTCTTTCAGGTAATCGCGGTCAATCCGTGAGTCGAGGCGAAGGCCTCCGCCCACAACATTCAGGCAGACATTACTTATGGTTCCGCCGGCGATGGGATTATTTCTTTCAAGATCACGGCTTCGCTCAATCAGGGTATCGCGATCAAATTCAAGATCCGTATCAGCGTCACCGGTAGTGCCCCGCCATTTCCGCAGGCTTCTCTTTTTCCTCGAGGCTCCTGTGTAACTATTGACGATTGCAAGATGTGCCCGGGCCTGTCGGCGTTTCAATCCTGCCCGGGGAGACACAACCTCAACGGCCTTATCAATTATATTTGGTTTCACTTCAATTTTGTTCATTGCTGTTACCGGTATGCTATCCTCATGCCGCCCCGTCTGGCCCGGTTGAGTCTTTTACTCCAGAGCTTGATGCCTTGCTGAACCGCCTCGAGGTCTGCCCTGGTGAAAGTGCGTCCCTTGATGGTATAGGACTGCCCGGCGAGGATCCGCTCCTCTGCCTGCAGATACTTATCAAGCTGTTGTTGGCATTGTGTTTCGGTAAATGCTGGCATCCGGTTCTCCTTGAAATTTTTGCACAAAAAAAAGGGCGACACATCTCAAAAGATAGATTGCTCATCTTTTGAGATGTGTCGCCCTCACGTATCGGTTACGACCTGCCGCCGGTAATCCGACG